ACGGGCAAAGTTAAAAAAAAACGGCAAGGCAAGGGCAGACCGTTCTAGAGTCTAGAACGCTCCACCATTCGCGCACCATGGTTTACGCATTCGGATTCACGCATGGCGATTCACGAAGTTTACTTCGCATGATGACCGCGAGCGCGACCGCAGGCCCACCCACGGGGGGTAGCCAGCGTCGAAAACTTAATTAAACCCTTTCAGATTTTTTTGCCAAAACTATCGGACCCTCCAAAGGGAGACTCGAACTCCCACACCCGAGTAGACCCGGGATGCTAACCCATTACATCATTCAGAGGGCCGACAATGGTCTGGGATCGATCCGTAGGGTTCCCCCTAGGCTCCGTCCTCACCAGCCCATTCGGATCGATCCTGAGGCATCCTAGGGGCCTCTGGGAAGATCCGGTGCATGAGGTCGGGGTTAGCCAACATGATCTGGCTAAGGGCGACCTCCAAAGTCCTGATGCATGATTCCGATAATCGTAGTCCATGTACTTCAGAGATCATCTCAAGTACTTCATGCAGGATGGTACTAGAGAGTAATGAACCTGTTAGTTGATCTGATATCTCAATCCTGAGTTCTGGACTAAAGTGAAAGATCCCAAGTTCATCCTTGGGCATCTTAGTGAATACCACAGGGATCTTATAGGGAGCCCAGTTGATATCCATAGATTACTCCTAGTGCTTGGCTCGGTTTACAGACCTGTGCACAATACGGAGGTTAGACATCCGGTTGTCTCGGGGATTGCCGTTCTTGTGGTCAATGTCCATGTTGGAATGCTTCTTGACCTTGCCGTCCCTAAGAGCCTTACGACGAACCTTGTTACGAGAAGCACGGTCCTTCTTGTACTTCTCAGTACCGTGATACTTCTCGTATTCTTCTTTGTAGTCTCGGGACATTACTTGCCCTTCTTGGCAATCTTCATCAGGCCCTTCTTCTGAAGAACCGAAGTGGCAATGGCATAAGCCTTGGACTCCGCCATACCCTGCTTCTTCATTGAAGACACCATCTTTTCCAGTTTCTTAGGCATTTTGAATCCTTTTTACTATAGAAAGAAATAAGTGTAGCAGTTTCTTACCAAGCCCTGCACGACCAGTACCGAGCCTTGGTCTTGGGACCGGGATTGTCGCAGTTATGGCGAGCCCGGAAGTTCTTACGACGGCCCGGGATGTGCTTCTTGATCTTCATGTTGGGGTCGCCAAAACGAACGATCTTGGTTTTATCCCCGTCCTTCACACAGACAGCCGACTTCTTGGGGCCACCCGGGGTACGGAAGGGCTTATTCAGGGATCGATTCTTACAGGGACTAGCCATTATCGCCTCATTACTTCTAGGACTTCTGGGGGAACGCAATCCTTAAGTTCTCGCATGGCCTTAGCCAAATCACGAGACTCGTGCAGGTGGTTCTTGCTCCTTAGATGGTCTTCATAACACACAAGAGCGGAGCAGGCTGCAACAAGAAGATTGTTGGTCCATTCATCCAGTTCTACATCCATGTGTTTCCCCTAGGCTTTCGACCAATTGCATGTTGCATAAACCGCTCCAACTCAGCATCCAACAAGTCTGCCTTGCGGTTTGCCATTTTTCGATTTGCGTCCTGAGCCATTCGTTCGGCCCAGAAAGCCACAGCCATAGCCAAGACATCCAAACGGTCGTCGTAGGCCAAGGCTCCCTTGGTGCGGGTAATACGGCTCATCTGCCACATCAGACTGTACTGGAGAGCCTTCTCACTAGCGTACTGCTTAGTGGACTCGTAGTCATCCCGAATAACGCCAATGTCAAAGACCAGTCGATGCTGGTTCATAACAGGCTCTAGGGTGTCTACAATCCGACGTTCTTTCTGGATGTTGTGACGAACCTCTTCCACCGTGCAGGGATAGGTCTTCATCAGATACGGCTTCAACAGTTCTGTGAACATGCCATCGCCAAAGTTCGACTCAACGATGATCTGGTTGACTGAATTAAACTTGGCAATGTTTACCAGTTTGTTCATGGTGTCTTCGGCATACCCGCCCTTAAGACCACCGGCAGCCACCACATACAGGAAGCCATTCAGCATCTTCACGACCGCATAGGCAGTCTCGTTATCGCCCCGACCCGAGGGGTCAATAGCCATAATGCCGCCTTCATAGGGAATCCACTTACCCTGAATGTCCATGGGCCCGTAGTAACGGTCGCCGTTGAAGCCAACACAGGGCAGTTCTTTGACGATATTGTTGATGTTTGCTGCCCAAATAGGCTTCTCGGGGGCGTTTTCTGGGTTCAAACCAAACACCAACAGGTCGGCCAACTTGAGTGGATACCTATCTGCGTCACTCAGGGTGCTGTCCAGCATGAACTGAAGGGCAAACCCGGTACGGCCATAGGAGGCTTCTCGCTCCATCAGGTCCAAAGCGTTAAAACGCCTAGGATCGGTTGGGTCGCCTTCCTTGCCTTCAGCCAACATGGGGGCCAACTTGGTTCCAAAAGCCACCTTGAGGCGGCTATCCGGGAACCTAGCGGGCCAAATACGAGTGTCATACCCCTTTTCGTGGAAGCCGTGGTAGATCGACTGCTCCGTCTGCGGCGTACCTAGATAGATCACCTCCCCTCCGGGCTTGAGGACTGCTTCAAACTCGGCAACAGCGGATTGCAACTTCTCACGCATCAGGAATGTGGCAGAGTTGTTCAAACTTTCCACATCGTCTGCAATAATCAGGTCTGCACGGCTACCAGTAATCTGGCTTGTGATACCCTTAGACACCACACTAGGAGCCTGAGAGGCCGGAGCAGGGCCCACATCAAAGGCAATCTTGGAGTTGCGCTGATCTTCCCGGGGCTTAAGGTGCTGACAGATCGGGATTTCGTTAATCAGACGCAGAGTAAAGGTGCTGAAGTCATCTGCTCGCTGCTTAGAAGCGGAGACAACCAGCACATTCAACTTTGGGTCGTGGAGGAGTCGGAAGACGACATACGCGCTTGTAAGCCAACTCTTTCCGACCCCTCGGAAGGCTTGAACCACTCGTCGGCGTGGGCCCTTCTGGAGATATTGAGCAATGTCCAACTGGATGGGAGTCGGCTCAGGCAACCCAAGATGATCCCACGCCAAATAGACAAAGTTTCTGAAGTCTTTAAGTTTTCGTTCGAGTTCACTCACGCGGCCTCTTCATCAAACGGCATGATCTTGGCAAGGTTAAGCATGGGTTGACTCACATCGGGGGCACAATCAATGCCGTTGTCCTTGAGAAACTGTCGAGCCACATTAAGATCAGTGGCCGTAGCCGTACCATCCTCAATCTTTTTCAGCAGTTCTGCCGCCAAAGCGTTGTGGATTTGCTCAAGGATCTTTTTGTTCATCCCCATACCCTCGTTGGATTGCTCGGCCCCGGCTCTAGGATCGGCAGTTCCGCCAGCACCTCCGGCGGCAGTTCTCCGCTCACCCGCAGATTCGCGTGGTAGCGGCTGTCCACGATTGGCGGGCCTTCGGGATTGTTTGGGTCAGGCCGCGAGACTGGGCCGAGCCAGCCGATGTCGAGGCGGGTTCCGTTGAAGTCCACCACTTCGCCGTCGATGCCTGTGACTTCGATACCTGCCGCAAGAAATGCGTTCTTCATCGCGGCTTCGGTGTTTGCGCGTAGGTAGTAGTCGATCATTGTGTGGTCGCCTGATTCAGAGTGGGTTGAGGCAAGGCAACGGGCCAGTATTTGATTCTACGAATGTGCGCGTTCGCATAATTAGTTGCGGATCCAGATGATCCGATACCGAGACGCTGCAATGTATTTGTTGGGAACGCAACGGGGTTCGATGCGGATAGTGTTGCCCCGTTTCTCGAACGCAATCCAGAACCAGTTTGAATTGCATACCCCAATACCTGACGAGTTCCAAATGCAACACCCGAATCCATTGTCAATTCCGTATTTGTTGATGCCGAAATCTTGCTGTAAATCGTTGCGGTTGTCGTTCCAACATAGTAATACTCCACCCCGTGACCTCCTGCATTTTCACCAAGACGCATCAAGGCTGGAAAACCACTACTACTACGGATTTCTGCGTCTACCAGCAAAGTCATCGGGTTCGTTGAAACATACCAACTTGTGAAGTTTGCCCCCTGCATGGTGCAATCATCCGCCGCCCGCTGCACGGTGCTGGAGCCGGTGGGGATGTACGACGATGCGCCGGAGCCTGCTTCGACTTGCGGGCCGAACATATAAAAACCAGTACCGGCGGGAAGCGTATTGTATTCAGAACCATCGGCTAATGTGGTTGACATACATACGCTCAAGTATGCTGCGCCGGAACCCGTGCTCATGGTTCCCGATGTAATGCTGATTCGATACCAACCGTTTGGATATGCAACAATCGTCGGATTTGTGTAGTAACCATTTCCGGTCAATCCGGTCACCACAGTTCCCGTATCGAGGTCAAACAACAAATGCTTGTCTGGTGTAGCCGGAAGAAAACCAGCACCAGTTAGACGAAGTCCGACATATCTAGATCCGCTTGTTGCGGTCTTCTTGACCCACACGCTTCCCGTACGAACTCCACTTGTCTGTGGCGTCACTTGATTTCTGACGAATGTGTAGGTTTGACCGCTAGATGCCTTGACTACCTTGACGGAGTTGTTTGATCCATCCGGAGATGCTGTTTCGGTGTTATTGAATGTGGTCGTCAAACTATTTGCAACGCCATATTCATATTGGCCGCCAGTCATCGCGTTGCTATATGGGAAAATGTTGACAACGCTGCCCTCAATCAGCAGCCCGCGAGGAGCGAGCGTGGTCGGGTTGTAGTCGAAGCGTGGCGTATCAAGTTTTGATGCGGAGGTACTAGTGTTTCCAACAACGGGCGCGGGAAGCGTTCCACTGTAAAACTGCATTCTTGGATTTTTGAAGGTCGCAGTTCCCGATGTCGTGTTATTCATACCAATACCAAAGTAAACATTTGTGTTTGCTGCTGAATCAAACACGAGCGAAATTGTAACTGGAGTGTCTAGCGGAACCGTTCCCGAGGTATACAGCGTCGAGTCGATATACCACTGCTTGTTCGTTGCAGACCCTTCCTGAATGAGGTCGGAAGGATTCAAAGATCCAGCAGTAATAAACACATCCACCGAGGCAATCATTTTTCGACCACTGGTTCCTGTAGTTGAGGATGTACGCGAAATTCCTCGCCTACCCGAAATTGCATCTATGGTCACTTCCCCCGTGTCTTCGTCAAAAAGAATACTACCCCCGCCGGTATTGAAAGCAAAGCCCCAACCTTGAGATGGAGTTGTGTCTAGACCAGTAAACTGCGTGTTCAAATACAGTTCGTGGGCTGCATACTTCACCAACCCGCTGAAGTTGATGAAGGTCGCCGGACTGGATCGGCTGAAAGTAAACCGCGAATCGAGGCTGCTCATCGTGGTGAAGTCGAGAGACAGCGTGGAGCCGTCGTCCAAACCCCCCATCAATGGGATAAGCCGGTTTCTATTTTTGTTTCTGTTTCGAGTTGAAACAAACTTGTTAATAGCCATATATTGATTTACTCAATAACCCAAGCATTAAGCGTCAAACCAGAACCGTTGAGAACTTGAATACGAACTGCTGGAGCCAGCGGCACAACACGACACCAAGAATTAAGAGTGCCATTGATATACGTTGGATCGCTGGGCTTCATAATCTCAATATCAAACCACGTCGTACCACCATCCAAAGAACCCTGAAGATAAACCGTAACCGTGCTTCCTGCCGCCAAACGCGAACCGCTGTGAGTCACAGCAATCGTACCATAACGATCAGGATGAAAGTCAGGCAGGGAGGTTGGCGAGGTATAAGGAGTAGACGTAATTGCGACGTTCTCAACAAGACGGATGGTAGCCATAAGATTCCTAGTTAAAGAGTTTGAAAATGTAATTAAAGCCCATAGATACGGCTGCGCCAACGGTGGCAGCAAGCCCCATGGAGAACGATCTGATGTGTTCTAGATCCCTAAGCCGCTCTTCGTGGTTTTTGATCTGTTCAGCCTGCATATGTTGCATCTGAATCAATGCATCCACCTTGCCCTCAAGTCGGCCCAAGGTCAAGAACAACTCGTCGTTCATGCGGCCACCACATTGACATTGGCCTTAATAATATAATTTAGTACCATAGTTGGCTGAAGGTTGCTACTTGAAGTTACCACGTTTGTTCCGCTACCACTCAAAGTAACGCTCTGGGTCGTAAGAGATTCATTTCCTCCAGAGCCACCCAAAGAGTTTGGGTTACCCCCAAGCACTCCCTGTGTCAATCTCGTGGCCCCGGTCCCGCCCATGTTATCTCGACCGGCGATCAAACGACCACGAAGATCTGGAACGTTAAACGTGGTTGAGCCGTCTCCGACACCATACTGCTCACCAATTACGGCAAACAGTTCAGCGTAAACACTTCGGCTAATAGCCTGACCATGACATGTCACCCACCCAGTAGGAATAGAACCCCCGGGGAAAGGGAGAATAACTCCAACAGGAAGGGTTCCATAGCCAGTATTCTGATATCCGGTTGAAGAACCGCCAGCCAACTCAGACAACTTATTAGACGTTTTAAGAAGTCCAGAAGTCATCAGAGGATCGATAAAATTAAGAGACATAACTTGATCCTTTTTAGTAGGCGTTGAATTAACGCATCACCATAAGGTAAACACCAGCGTTGTCAACATAAGTAGCGCTATTAAGGTGTGTAACACTAATACGGAATGACGCTGTATTTCGTTCGTTAGCCGACGACGACGACCTTTCGTAAACGCTGGCTTGATTAGCAGTAGTTCTATTGTCTTGCCAAACTGAACCCGTAAATGCATAGTTAGTATCCGGCATAGCGGTTGCAAAATTTATAATGTAGTTTCCGGTTCCGGTTTTGGCGACACTACTAATATTGCCACTAGCGCGAATATTAAGCACTTCAATTGTAATTCCTACAGTTATGCCAGCAGTATCTAGCGGTGTCTGAACTGTAAAAGTCTTGCTTGTAAGAACAGTAACAACAAACGTGCCACTACCAAAACCAGAGGTATTCGCAATGACAATACCGTGTCCCGTAAGTAGACCATGATCGTTTGTTGTAGTAATGGTGGCAGTCGTACTACCAGATTGACGAACTACAGTAGACGCTCCTCCAGCAAAAGAGCCAAGAGTAGTTGCATCAAAGTTTACCCAAGCGCGAACACCAAAAATAGGGGCATTTCCAGTTGGCGTAGTTTGGGTTGCTGTTCCAAAAGTAACATTACCATTAATAGTGGTATTGCCGGTAATTGTCGCTGTTGCCAGCGTTGTGTTTCCAGTTACCCCTAAGGTTCCACCAACAGTCATATTCCCGGAAGCGGCCACAGGACCAGAAATGCTCGTCGTTCCGATGCCTTGGACATTCAGGTTGCCCGTGGTTGTGAGGCTGCCGTGGATCTTGGCGGAAGTGGTATTAGTGCTTCCGATAGTCGTGGTGTTAGAACCTTCACCAACAGCAAGGGCTCCGATAACGATTTCGTTTGAGACTCCCTGCTCTTTTGCTCGGGTGTTATAGCCCAAATACACGCCATTCGTTGCCGAAGTTAGAATCGTACTGCCGTTTGGAAGGTAACTACCAGCGTTTCCACCTAGACCGCAATTTCCGGTTCCAACCAGCCCCCCAATCGCGTAGTAACCGCAACCGGCATTTAGATTTCCTGTAGTGTTTCCATCAAGGGCGTAAGCACCCACCGCAGCGTTGTAATTACCAGTAGTGTTGGCCCGCATTGCCCGCCACCCAATGGCCGCACTCTGACTCCCGGTTGTGACTGCCTCTCCAGACCGAATTCCAACACAGGTGTTTGATCGCGTACCAGCCGTCGCCGTGGATCCCGTTTCACCGATATAAATGGTATTTGCGTCTGCATTTCCATTAGAAAGCGCAAAGCCATCAATAGTAGCCGCACCAGTTGAAACAAGACTAGTTGCAGTCAGGGTTCCGTTTACCGCTGCGTTTGCATTAGTCGTTGTCGCACTATTGAAAGTGACTGGAGCGGCAAAACTTGCCACATTACGGGTTGCCCCAAAATTCCGAAGACACGCCGACAAACCCGCTCCGGGATTAGCCACCAAAGTCAAAGTAGCGCCGTTATTAGTAACAGTAAAGTTTGTGTTTGGACGCTGGATAACACCGCCAATATCCAGAATAAACATATTGGGATCGGTAGAAACAGCGGCTGGACTCAGGGTATAATTAAGTTGTCCATTTACCGTAGTAAAAGTCCATGATTGTGGCGCAGCAATAGCCGAACCATACAGACTAATTGCATCTACATAGCCCTTGGATACAGCATCACTTGCTTGCGTGGCTTCGCCAAGATTGGTAATACGCTTATTGTTAGCGTCCCAATTAACGGCGTCCAAAGTGGGTCCAAGTGCGCCGCTGCCAGTATCTTCTGCTTCTTGGGTAATGTGAAGAAGACCCTTTGCCATATTGTCGAGGTCTTCTTCCGTCAAAACCGAACCGTTGTTAAAGTTAACAATGTTTCCTTGGAATCCAGAAACAGTAGAAGGAGTTTCACGTTGAATTTTTACAGAAACTCCATTAGCGGGAGCCGTAGTAAATTCAACAGAGGGTGAGGCGGTATTTAGGTTTTGAAAAGAATACCCAGTAGTTTGGAGTACGTCATCCAAATAAACCTTCAAGAAACCGCTGCTAATCCAGCCGTCGATTTCCGCAAAAGTAAAGTTCGTCGTTGAACCGTTTGCAGTATAAAGTTTATAACTATTGGGCATTAGATAGACTCCTTAGATTCAGTTCCTTGATTTTCTTGGTTGGTTTCGATTTAGATTAAACAGTACATCGATCTCTTCTTCAGCAACGTTTAAAAATTGCTTTACGCCGATAATATTTTGGAACGGAAGAAGAAGACGGGCTTTATGAACTGTGCTTTCGGTGATTTCCCCTTCCAACCCAGTTTCCATAGCCTGTCCAACCGTAGCCCCATAGACATCCCCAATAACGGCCTTTGTTCGGTTGTAAATGGCTTCTCCGGGGAATCCGTACCAGTTCAGTCCAGAGTACCGATACGGGGAAAACAGCGGGTCAGGACTAACCGTAGAGGTCCACAGAGCGTCTGCCCCGATAGTTAGGAAGGAGAACTCCGCTGGGCCAGTCATTGCGCCCCGAATAAAACCCGGAATCGTGAGGGTCTTTTCGAGTTCTTCCACCTTCTTCTTATTATTTGCAGCCTCGTAAGACTTCAAATCAGCGTAGTTACGACCATACTGAATAAGACCGGCAAACAACAGAGTTGCCGAAATCTCCTGCACCACCTTGACGCCGCCGCCACGGCCCAGCCGTCCAGCATTTTGAACAAGGAAGTTGTCCACACCCTTAAGGTTAAAGGTGCGGAATTGAGTCAAAAGACGACCAAGGAAAGAAAAGGCATGCTTATGGAAGTCGCCTCGGGTGGGCATATCCTGAATTCGAGTACGAACCATTCGGTTGACAAAAGTCTTGACCAGATCCATTTCCTTCTGATCAATATTAGCCATGTCAACTACACGCGATCCCAAGAAGCGATTTTCAACCTTAGCGTTTGCCCCAACAAACCGAATGGCTTCTTCGTACTGAGCGGGTTCAAGACCAAGTGTTCGGACTGTGGCGGGATCCAGCCGCTTTGCAACGCCCTTAGCCACATCGTACAGGTGTTGAACGCTGGTCGCAGCCGTCAACTGCTGGGTAAAACTGGTAATAGGGGCAAGACCGCTAATATCAGACATGACATTGGCCGTGCTATCCAGAACCCGCTTAACACCATTGTAAATAGCCCCGCCACCACCAATCTCGGCAGAACGAACGGCATCAACAGTAGGATCAAACAGCGCACGACGCATTCGATCCGTTGAGGGGGCCAGCCACGAGTCAATGAACGAAGCAAAGTTCTGAGCCGGAAGATCCAGATTCTTCCAGTTCTTCAACATCTCAACAAGAATTGGCATCTGCTGAATGGTGTTACGCAGTCCCAAAGTGCCTACAATACGGGACAGTTCTCCAAGCGCAGCCAGACCAAACTGACCTCCAGTAGTCAGGTAGCCGAAAGGCAGGGCAATACCAAGAGTCTTATCAAAGATCCCCTGCGAACCCTGATGGATAGGCTCGTATCGGATGGCCCCAATCACTTCTCGGAGGCCCTCCATTGTGCCCTTTTCCATCGTATCTCCAAGTTTATTGACAAGAGCAAGCATCTTATCAACCGTGTCAACCTCAACCTCGTTCTGAAGAACCTCTCCCTTACCCGTGACAAAACGTGGACCAAAGACTCCACGGGCCTTCATCTCGGCGTTAAAAGCATCCAGAAGACGCTTCTCATTCACCGCCCCCATCACCGAGGTAATGTACTTTCGGAAAACAAAAGGCAGATCATCGTTGGTAAGATCGGCCAAAGACAGGGTGTTTGTATTGTCGTTGAACGGGTTGTTGCGAAGTGCGACAGAAGCCTCTTCGTTCAGGAGAAGACGGCCTCGACCAAACGGAGTCTTGCTGGCCGTCTTGGCTTTAATTGGGCCAAGAAGTTCCGACAGAGAGTCAAACAGTTCCTGATCCTGCTGAGTCAGCGGGGCGTTTTCAGAACCCCGAGCAATATCAATCAGACGGTTTGCAAAGGCCGTAGCAGCCTCATCAATATCGTCCGTAAAGACCTGTTCGACTCCATCGATCACAACTCGCCTACCATCCTGATCAATGGCTGTGCGAATCAAAGAGATCAGATCCTGCTTGCCCGCCTCCGTGGTTGCCAGACGGCGAATCTTGTCAAACCGCCAAACTCGGGGCATGTAATTACGAACAGCACCCTTGGTGAAACCACGAAGACCCGCCTCAGCGGCAACTTCGTGAATGCTATTGAAAATTTGACGGAATCCCTGAGCCGTTTCATTCACAGCCGACAGGGCATCGTCATAGTTACCTGTACGCAACTGCTTGATGACTCGTTGATTAAACTGTCGCTGAAGTTCCCGCTTACCAAAAGCATGGCGCATCACCGACCCAATATTGGTGGGGGCGGGAACATTCTCAACGCCGCCTCCCATGGCAAATCGAACATAGCCATTTCGATAGCCCTTGAGGAAGGTGAACATGGTCTTGTGCAGCAGCATAGTCCCAGATTCAAAAATGGTCTGGGGCTGGGCCTTATCTAGAGCCCTTCGCGCATTGAACGACAGCCACGCAACAAGCCGTGCCGCACCATTGTTCGACTCCATGGCACGGGCGGCCTGATTAAACAGGGGACTGAGCAGAGGCATGCGCTCGGTAAACCATTGACGAAGTTGGGGAACATTGCTGAAATCCGCGCCACCACCCATGGGAGCAGGCGAGGGTCCCAGCAATCCAGCACCAGCCGCCCCCGCACCACCAGCACCCGTGGTCTTAACGCTCATCTTATTGAGCAGCGACGCAGGGAGATACATTGGCTTGGCTTTGATTTCAGCCCTAGCCGCAGCACTCAACTTCGCTCCCTTGGCCGTTCCGATCTTTTCGTTGATGATCTTGATTACGGCAGCGCGGCGAGCATTGGCATCAAGAACTTCCTTACCCTTAGCATTGATACGCTTAGGGGGCTTTTGAGAAATTTCTCGAAGACCATCAACTACATCTTCAACAACCTTGCGGTTAACCATGCCTCCGCGCTCACGGATTTCCTGAAGAACTTGAAAGATCAAGGACTTCTCGCCAGCCGGGTCCATATGGGTTCCAGCGCGGAAGTGATTCCAAATCTCAGTCACCATGTCATCACGAACAACGGCATCCATAACCGTTCGATCCACGCCCGGAATAAAGGCTCGTTCAGCCGTGGGACGAAGTCGAGCAGCCGCCTCTGGGGAAATGTTGCTAGTAACCTCTTCCCAGAACGCCTTATTGAACCCGCCAGCCTGAAGACGACGGCCATTGGTGTTTACAAGGGCCCGTCCCAGCATGGCAAAGACCTCTTCGGTCAGTTCCACTCCAGCCAGAGACAGTTCAAAAGCCGCAGCCTTGATGGCCGAACGGATACCAATAGTGGGCTTGGCGGTCTTGCCCACGGTCGGCCTAAGGGGACGCTGGGCCTCTTCGGCAATCTCTTCTGCAAGACTGCGAACAGGTCGTGGAGCCCCAGCAATCGGAACTTCGCCAAGCGGGAGAGTCCTCGTACCCGGGATGTTGGTATCGACCACCCCAAGATCAGCCCGCCTCTTCCAGTCAAAGAACAAGTCTCGACCCACTCGGCGGGTTTCATCCACCATCGACAGGGCTCCCGGGGCGAACAGCATTTGGTCCGCAGCAGCAGGAGCGTTAAACTGGACACGATCTCCCCAAGTAATGGTGTATCCACCGGGGAGTTCGGTAGTGCGAAGACGACGGAATTCATCGGCGGCCTCTTCAATGTGTGAACGGACAAAAGCCCGCCCAAACACCCCACCACCAAGAACGCCAGCAATGGTTCCGGAACCAGCCAATTGCAGCATAACAGAAGTGGCCGAAGGGTCGTAGACCGGATCCAGACCATTGCGAAGACTGTGGTACATGGCTTCTTCGGCTACGCCAAGGGCTGCAAAACGAGCCGTAAGGTTCAGGCGGCTAACCGTAGCAGCAGCCTCAGCAGCAGCCTCAGCCATTGCCTGCGAACGCCACGAGCCCAGACCGACCGAAGCCGCCCGTCCAGCCAGCGTAGTACGCGCCCCAAGGCCAGCAATAGCCAGAGGCTCCGCAGCAATACCAATAGCCGTAAGGGCCGCCAGATCAATACCAGTTGCCGCCAAAGCCTCCGCACCACTCACCATACTCTGGGCTTCGGGAAGGCCAGCCTTGATGAACATGGTCCTGTCAACCATCTGGGCATAGGAGTTAGACGACAGGATAAAAGGCCACTCCGAGTACGGCACGGTCTTCAACATCTCCGCAACGCCTTCGGGATTGTTATCCCCACCAAAGGTTGCCGGATCGCTGACCGGGTTGTACTCGGACTTGCTCTTGGACAGGTTTAGCGGATCGCTTGGTGTATCGGCAAAGGCATCATCGAAAGCCATACCAAGGCGCATGCCAACTGTGCCAACAAGAGTATCTCGGCCCGCAAACAGGAAGCCGCCACCAGCAGCGTCGTACATGTACTGAACATCGGGATCAGTATTGATGTTCTGTGCGGCCTTTTCAGCCCGTTCCCGACTTTCCGCTGGAGTCAGAGAAAAGATCGGAGCGTCAAAACGTACTTTTGCCATTTGAAGTTTTCTCGTTTAATTTACCAAGTCAGTTCGCCAAACGTTGGAGTTTCTTGTTCTGGCGGAGGAGTCTTAGGAATACTGAAACGACGAATAACCTCTGGTGCGGTTTGATTAAGATCCGTGGACTTAATTAAATCGTTTGACTGGGCGACTCCATTAAGACGCGGAGCCAGTAGTGCCGTTCCATCGCTCAACTGCTGCACAACCACCAGCGTAGTTCCATCTGGATACTTCTGACTTCCATCAGGCCGTTTCTGAGAACGCATCCATGCTTCAACATAATCCCCATCAATAAAAGGCATCAGGCCCTTCTTGGGAATGATCGAACCACCAACAATGATATGGTCATTAAGAACTTCTTCCTGCGCCATACGCATTGCCAACTTCATATTCCCAATAGCCTTGCCACCAAGATGCTTGAAGGTTGCCTTAGCCAGCACCGAAGAAGTATACAGCGTTGCATCACTATCGGTAATCTGGTTCTTATCCCTAAAAGCAGTCATGTTGTCGTACAGAGTCTGGGCATCCTTACCAGTTCCTGTATCGAACTCAATCCATCCCGTGGGCTTGCTGAGGTCAAATGGAGCCGCTCCCAAACCACGAGGAATAGTCTTCATCTGAACCATGTCTCGTGCAATGTCCGTAGGCTTGGCCCCCATTGCATATTGGTTTGATGCCCAGTTAAGCATGGCAAACATTTGCTTACCGTTGGCCGAGTCTGGGTTTGGAATGATGACATCCATGGGAAGATTGTTCTGCATGGCGTACATATACGCATTCAGCGTTGCCTCAAAATCTTCCGACATCCCAGTTTCGACTTCTTGCGTATTAAAACCCCGGATAAACGACTGAAGCCTATAACTTGCTTCACGCTGGTCATCAAAGGTCTGACCAACATACATCTTCAGGGCTGCAACTCGTCCACGAAGACCCAACTTCTCTGCTCGGATTTCTGGAGTATCATTTGCATCGGGCATCAGAGAGCCGTTGCGAAACTTGGCTCCAAGAGCCGCTGCCTGCTGTTCGATAATGGCATCAAATTTGGCATACGCCTGCCCATCCAGAGCCTTAGCCTTATCAGTTCCCGGGCGGATATTAAACGCGGCATAGGAGCGATCCAGTCGTTGCTTGATGCTGACAAGATCGGGAACTTCGACAACGGCTCCACCACCAAGGAAAGACGCAAAAGAACTAGACGCTTCGCTGGTGATGCCCGGAGATTCTGGAGATCCATTCCACAGAGCATTGGTCATCCGCTCGACACGCGCCACATCACGACGTTCGCTTGCCCGATTCCAAGAGCGAAGCCAGACTTCTTCATAGCCCATCATTTCTCGTTTTGGCAGGCCCATCCGAGTCATATCGGTCTTCAAACGATCAAACTTAATCGACTGAAGATCTCCATCGGCCATTCCTGTTTCTTCTGGCCTAATATTTTGACTTTCTTCTTCAATACGAGACAGGATAAAGTCATCGTTCTTTTGCTTTACAGCGTCTTCGGCTTCTCGTCGCGCTGTCTTAAGACTGGCGGTGTAATAGCCGCGCTTTGACTCCATTTCTTGGGCAGTAATCGTAATCTTACGATCTGGTCCAGCCATGAAGTCATCAATTCGCTTGAGCCCATCTTCTTCCGACAGTTCCCCACGGACAACGGCATTCACAGTTTCCAGTCGAAACTTCTCAAACGCCTGCGACTCTTCCATGGTCAGGCGATTGCGGCGGGCTTCGATCTCGGGCATCTTTGCCATCAGCGTTGCCTTGGCAAAGGGCGTATCCTTAAGCAGGCCCGTACCAGAACGAAGACCATTCAACAGCCTCTCCGCACTCTCGGGGTCGTCCATATCAGCCATAGCCTCAATCAGAGCCTTGGTGGCAAACTGATTAATTTGACGCTGGTTATAGCCAGATCGCCCAAGACCGTCGATGTACTCCTGCAAACTATTAAGTGAGTTATCCTTGATGATTGGGTCGGTACTGCGAGAATCCTGAATGGCTTGAGCCACAGCAGCAGTCACACCTTGACCAACCTTCTGCTCACGAGTCTTCTGGATATTCTCCTCGTGAGTCATTCCCATACTAGCAATGAAAGGATTAAACGACTCGTAAAAAGCCCTGCTCATATAAGGAGCATTGCCAAGTACGGAATTTACATTGTTTGTATATTGAGCCGCCAACGCATTAAAGCCATCCGGGCTCTCAAGGAACGCCGGATCTTCTTCAGCCCTACGATTATACAAAGACATAAAGTGAGAACGGGCTCGAAGACCCTCTACCGTACCGCTGGCTTTTTGAGCCCCAACAGCCATCCATGGATTCTCAAGTGGCTTGATTTCTCCAGAATCGACCAATTGCTTGTAGGACTTCTGGCTCTTATTCACCATGTCCATGCCCTTCAGCACTTCTTCCTCATTTGACTCTTGCTTCAGGGTTCCCGCAAGGCGGGCTGCCGTCAAAGAAAAGTCCTTAAAGGCATTGGCAAATTGAAGAGCCAGATTGACGCTCTGCTGATCGAACAGTTCGACAGCCGCTGCACCCGCCTCCGCCGGAGCCACAAAAGTGCTGAGGGGCTGTGCCTGAACGCTCAAAGAAGGTCGCTGCTTTGCCATGTATTAGGGCCTAATAGGGGAATAGGTCTGAGTAAAGGTAAACTTACCCGGCATCGGGCCAAACGGAGTCTGCGTAAAACCCGGAGGTGTTGGGGCTGTCGTGGGGTTGGCCGCAGCACCGACTCCCGGAGGAGCATTAAATGACTGGAGGGCGCTATAGGCAGCAAGACCAGTCGTAAGCCCACCGAGAATATTTGTGGCCGCAGACACCGTGGCAACAGGCGGCAGGGGATTCGGATAGCCATTATTGATAGCGTTCTGCCCACGGGCATAAATAGCCTTGGCTTCCATGGAGGATTGAGCCCGGAACGACTGGAATGACCGTGTTGCGGCAGACTCAAACTCTGCAACATCTCGTTCAAACTCTTGATGCAAAAGATCCACAGTACGGCCTTCAATCCCAGCCGCCGCCGTTTGAGCGCGTACTGTAGCCCCAGCCATACGAGCATTCCGGGTTAGGTTTTCCAATTCCTGCCTAGTAGCCGCCGCCTGCTCAATGTCACGACGAGCCAACTGGTCAATCTGAAGACCAACATCTTTAGTTACAGCCAACGCAGTCTGACGATATCGTTCATTTCCAGCAATACCCAATTGAGCACGATATTTATTTTGCTGGCTTGCGGCATCCGCCTGTGCCTTTTGATTGACAGCGGCAGATGCGGCTCCAATTGCTACAGCCGCTCCAATACCAAAATCACACATGACGAAGCCTCACGAATTCTATAAAGGGAACTTGTCGATAGCCAAAATTACTGTGTCGCTTGATCAGTTTAAAACCAAGCCATTGTAACCACTTGATATGTACAACATTTTTTTCATAAACCACGTTGTATGCAAGTGGGATTTTAGACTGCATATAGTCCACCCAATAATGGGACTTTCGGAGAAACTCGTACCTATGCCGCATCAAGCCGTTTGCTCCGAGAAGCCAGATAATTCCGCAGAGGTTGGGCTCGGTAATGCCGTAGCCAAACATAGCCAAAGGCGTCTTGGCAGCATCCTCTCGGTATATTGTAAAACACTCTGTGGATCTCTGAAAGCCAGCCAATAAAGCATCTACAGCAGATAGACCGCTAGCCGCATCGATTTCTTCGGCATCCTCTGGTCGGATATCCGAAGCGATGATTTCAGCGTCCCCTTCTATTGTTGGCCGTGCCTCAATCATCCATTAAATCTAGTGGCTCTATCGTTGTAAAATGCTTCAAACTCACAACTAAGCAGTTTAGATGGGAGTGGAGAGTCGTTCAAGATTTTGATGACTGTATTATCGTTTTTGGAATACACAGGTACACGGAAGTTGCCTGACGAAACGTTTGTGCTTCCAATATTGGCGGAACCCACGATCTCTCCTGTAAACGAATATTCGTAGGTGTTTTCGTTTTTGATTCCCACCTGAACCCTGAAGTATGCAGAGTCGGCATATTGAACGGTTAGATACCTAAGTTGATAACGGCCATTGAGGAAAGCGGCAACACCTCGTCCAGCCGATCCACGAATATACGGGGTGCTTAACTCAAAAGCCATGGTATAAGGGGTTCCAATCCAAACAGCCTTTGCGCTATAGTTGCCAACAACTGAAATAGTGGCTTCTGATGTTCCGGTAAAATTGGTTCCGCTGCTTACAAGAGCCTGATAGCCATCAGTCGTCACAACAGTTGTCTGGTTTGGGCGATAAGATAGAGGCTTAACCAGCGTAAAAGTTGTAAGGCCGGTATTGGCGTTGTACGTCCCTTCCCCTGCCGCATAATACTTACGCTGATCCAGATAGGTAAGCCAGTTCTTACCACTAGTGATTGCATCGGTAAGTCCCGCGCCCATTCTAATTTTCTCAATTGTTAGCCATGAAGTGGCAAGAGTACTATCGTTTCTGGTGCGGAGCATTGCGACATAAAGATCCGAATCCAAAAAGCCAGCCCAAACACACTTTGCAAAAGAGTTGGAATATGGACCCGAATCGTTGAAGGTAAAGCGGAACCATGCAGACTGAAGCCGCTCATTATTCTGCATAAAATAACGATAGCAGTATAGATTGCCCTGAGAAACCACCACAGCAATGTTGTCATGCGTGGTGGCCGTCATATGGCTTGCTGGGCCGGGGATGTACTTAGAGACGTTATTGCTAAGATCGTTAGCCAGATACGCCCCATCAATGGCGGGCTGGGGAACTAGTTCACGCATTCCCACATAGTTTCCATTGGCGTAAGTAAAGAAAATAGAATTAGCCGAAGCAATAGGTTCAATCTTATCGGCCTGATTTTCAAAATCTGCTGCCGGAATCATTGCTACAGACTTTGGAGACAAAATATCTCCACCACGGAGGACAAATTGGCTAGTGGGTGTGAATAGAATTAAGTCCCGGTTAAACGGAACAGCAGAAAAAATCTTTCCTACTCGTGGGCTTGACGACGCGATATCAATTGGATCTGTATCCAAAAGATCAAGCGTGGTGGTCCTCCAGAAATTAAAGAATTCTGAAGTTTCGCTGAAGATGATGTTTTCTCCAGCCATAAACCCCAGTCGGTTTTGGTGGAAGACCATATCATTGATTTTTTCCCCAACAAAAGATGGCAGGGGATTGGTTTTATTGTCTCCAACTAGACGTTGGCTCCAATCATAATCATTATAAAGAGTGGCAGAGGATCCAGCCGGAAGTCCTTGGACAGTTGTTGGCGTGGTTCCATCAGCCTTCTTCAACATAAACGTGCCGTTTGATTGGCGAATAAGAATCAAAGGTAACGTTGATGTATCAAATTTATATGCGATCCCGGGAGCCGTTGTCTCTTTCCAAAGGCCGCGAGAGAAGTTGCCGTCCTCGGCTACAAACTTAACCCAGTAATCGTCAAAAGGAGATTCTGGTGTTCCCTCCACTTTTACCATGTAACCGTGTGGAGCCGTTGGAGGAAGATCGTCAAACCGTTCAACCTTATCCCGGATAAAAGTAACACCGAGGCCGCCAAAATCGTCCTTCAAAACTACTGTAAAATCAGCGGAACCTTGCAGGTAGATAACACTATCTTTTTGTGTTGAGTTTCCATAGGTAGCGTGGTTATCGATACCGCCTGCTGGACCGATATATCCACCAGAATTACCAGAAAACAAACTTTTTGAAATATGGTCTGTACCGATTTCACCCGAACCTAGAGACTTATAAACGACCTGAAAGTTGTTCACTCCTCCGATGGGGTTTGTCGGCGTTGTGGAAACGCTCAAGGTAACTTCAATATTTTCAGTTTCCCAGCCCACACCGTCAGTCAAAATTTGAACTTTACTAACTTTGTTATTGCTGACCGTAATGGTTGCTGTCGGATAAGTCTGGGCTTCTGTGCCTGAGACGTATGTCAATTGAACGTTTGTGTAGACACCGTTTGTGCCAGCAGAACCAGCATTTGAAATATCAATAGATCGACTAGTATGACTAAACGTGCTAGTCACAGATGCACTAGTCAATTCAATGGTGTGTTCTCTATAGTAATTGGCTTGACGAATCCACAGCAATCCGGCTCTGTTATAGTTTGTTGGCGTCTGAGACGTTAGATCGTTTGTTGCAGCAATAGTAGTAGTTGTATTGGCTAGAAAAGTAACATCACCAATAGTCAACGCTTTACGTTGAAATTTTGTTGCTGCGCCCAAAGACGCATTATCGTGAATGTAAATGGTCTGGCGTGTCCCGGCCAAATTATAAACATCCAATGTGCCGTCTTCCTGCACACACATAATGTACTTCTCAGACTCATCTCGTTCAAGCAGATGAATAAATGGGGGCTGAGAAACAGTAATTTGTCTTGGAGTTCCGTTTGAAGCAGAAACCACAGCAATGTGTTCAGTCGGAGGCCGCTTAATCAAACCCTCCACAGGACTTGGAATTGCATTATCTAATACCTCCGCTTCGTTTGGATTCCTAATTGCTGGTGGCTGCTGACTCACACCGCCAATAAGATTTGGAATTGCTGAGGTAATTAGAGGCATCAATTAACCCTGTAAGAGCCCTTACGGAGGAACGGTCGAATCATATCATCACTCTGGAAGATTGAATAGTCTCCGACCTCGTTTTCGTATTCCTGCAACTTGGTCAAAGCCACCACTTCATCCGTAGCCGTAAATGCGTGGAGAGTAGTCGCGCCAACCATACGGTCTTGGAAGATTCTAGCAGCGCGTACCGTAATATAACGCTTGGCAATCTCTGGAAGATCGTCAAAGTCCATCAAAACAACTTGCTGAACCTGAATTGGCGCGGTGAACGTATACGAGTTCGTCTTGCGGTTATACAGGCGATTGCCACGAACCACAATGTCATAAGTATCGTCATAACGGGGATCCATGTCAACACGAACAACGCTGTCGCCAATATAAAGATACCCCGTGGTCGTTTCTGGGGTCATGGTGATGTTATCTTCTGTATTGAATTGCCAACCATAAGTCAGCACTTCACGCGACACCTCATCCAGAAGACTCTGGGCAATGAAAGAGTCGGCCCGCTGAGAAGTTAGCGAGTTAACCGGCGGCTCTCCCACCACCGACAGCATGGTGTTGATTGCTTGAAGTTTGGTCGTTTTGGTAAGAGCCATAGAAACTCCTAAAGACAAAGAAAAGAGGGGGATGGAACCCAACTAGGGGAACCACCCCCCTCTTTAACTCAGGGGTGACTAACCGCTATCAGGTAGCAGTCAGTTCGTAGCAGCACTCCTCGCGGAGCACGTTGTGACCCATGGCGTACTTGGCGAGCATCAGCGTACCAAGGCGCTCCATGATGTACTCCGACTCCAGCGAGAGATCCATCAACTTCACCGTACCAACAGCCTCGCGGTGGAAGACGATACCACGGGTGCTGCTGAAGTTGAGGCCCGAGTAACCAGCATCAGTCGTGCCAGAGACATCGTTCTTCACACCCGACGCACCGTGCAGCACATCCTGATTCGAGGACTCATCAACCGAAGGCAGATGATTGCTCTTCAGAATGCGGATACCCGCAACCGAAAGAACCTCACCACCAGCGATGCTGCCGTTACCTTCGTTGCCGAAGTCACGGTCAAGAGCATCCTTACCAGTACGGACCAGAGCATAGTACACGTCCGGGCGAAGAATCGCAAAGCGATCCGCGCTGGGCACATTCTTCTCGTCCATACGGCGAGCAACACTAAACAGACCTTCGATGATCGTGTCGCCGGTGGGATTCGCGTTGATACCAACCTGAGCACCAAGGTAGGTGGTGTCAGTACCAGAAGCCACACCGAAGCGATCCGTGGTCTTACGAGCACCAGCGATCACGGTACGGATCAGGTTCTTGTCAGCCGTGTAGGCCAGAGCCCGACCAATCTCCGTGCTGTAGATGCTACGCACATCGTAGTGGTTCTTCATCTCATCGATGTCGGCCACGAAGGTGCTGGACACGAGAACATCGTCAATGAGGATGACCTTCTCGTTGTGACGGAAGCGGCTAAGGTACTTCGAGGAAGGGCTGTTGCCCGAATCGAAAGAAACCGTGGGAGAACCAGCGCTGGCCGAAGCCGCAAACAGGTTCGTGCCAGCAGCCTCGCTCAGAACGCTCTCGCCGGGGACATGGTACTTGGCCGAAGCCACGCCGGTCACCGGGAAGGTAGCACTCTTGCCACTCTGAATGGTGCGAACACGATGCAGCGGCATCATCACGTTGTACTTCTCGAACGTCGTGATGATCTCACCGCTGAAAACCTTGAGGAACAGCGCATCAGCGTCAGCACCAAAGCCGTTGCTAAACGTCTGTCCGAGCCGCGACGGCTGAACAAAATCTGCCATGTGTAAATTCCTTAAAAGAAAGTGAACTATTGTGTAGATGATTAATGCTGTTCGTTACCAGTTCTCCCTCGCAAGGGGCTAGCCACTAGAGCACTTCTCAAGTCCATCTGAAAACTTGAGAAAGAAAAGAACCACCCAGATTTCTCCGAGTGGTTCACGAAGTCCGTGCGCTGAATATTAAAGATTAGATTTGGGCGCAGTCTTCGGTGTATCGTCAGGAACATCTGCGGCCCACCAACCAGCAGGGATCTCGACCTTATTAGCCGACTTGATTCGAGTCCCGTCCTTCTGCACGACGAAGACATGAGCCCGCACAGGCTCCGCCAGTTGAACAGGAGTCCCCTGAGGGACAAACACCACGGTAGTTCCGCACCCGCTCACGCAGGCGATCCCGGATACCACCAGCAGTTGGATCAGCGTCTTTCGCATATGTTTCCTTAGATAGCAGCCGTTCCACAAACAGAAGAACAGAAAAGACTAACTGCCCAAACCAGTTCATCACAGGGCCTTGGCATCCTTAGCCAGAATCAGGCCCAGTCCTGCGGTGCAGGCAGCGACGACCGAAGCCACATCAAAGACGGTGGTAGGATCGTTGTCGATCAGGGCGATGATGGCCGAGGAAACGGCGGTGAGAATGGTGCAGATACCGAGAACGGTGGTCTTGGGACTCGACTTCACGACTTGACTCCTAGAGCGTTGGAAAGAGCGACACGCTGTTCAACATCACGACGATAGGCCGGATCCTTTGCATAGCGGGGATCCTTCATGGCCTCGACAATTTCAGAGATACTTCGGAAGGCTCCACCGCTGGGTCCGGACACCTCGCCCTGAATCAGATTGCCAGCACGTCCATTGGCCTGCTCATACCTTGCTCGAAGACCCTGAACAGCCATACGAATAGTATTCATATTTCCAGAGTCGATGATTGAATTAAACGCATCCACCTCATCGTCGGGAATATTGTTCCCAGCCCAATCAATCAACTCCTGATACTGTTCCTGTCCACCAGCAAGATTGAAGACTGCCGAAACATTGGACTCGACAACCGACTTCTGACCTTCAACATAAGCCCTGACAATCTGCTCAGGGATACCCATAGACGCAATTGCCTTAATGGAGTCATCACTCAGATCGCCATTTTTGTTGAACTCTTCCGAATACTTTTCAAGTCCAGCAAAGGAAGTCGGCTTATCCGAAGAGAACTTCTTCTCCAGTTCGCCATATGCCTTGGCAAGATCTTCTGGATTCTGGAACTTCTCAGGAAGCCAAGTAGGGCGCTCCGAAGGCGGAACGGAAGTATCCTCCTGCGGAATCTGCTCTGCCTGCGATTGTGCCGCCAGAGCCTGAGCCATGGGGTCGTTGGGATTGTTGTTAGTGTCTCGAACAATAGTGACTTGCTGCGGATTACTCATTGCGGTGTCTGCTGTCTCTCGACAATATTACCCATCGTCTGTGCGGCCTGCGGCCCCAATTGCTGAAGAAGTTGCTGCTGCATTGCCATCTGCTGCTCTTGTGCAATCTGCTCTTCAGACTTGACCAGACCCGCCGTGTCGATGCCGAGAGATGCGGCACGGCGATTCATGTATTCTCGGAAGTCAATATACTGCTGAAGACCACCCGGGCCAAGAATCTGAGCAATTCCCTGCAAATAAATATCCAGACGATTAAGATCATTACCACGGCCAAGGGCATCGATACCCGTGACAATCGTCGGGGTAATAAAGTCCTTATTGATCTTGGGCATCTTCTTTGTCTTTGCCAGCCTATCCATGATGCGGTTTACCAGCGGCAACTGGAACTCCTGAGAGAGGAGGCTATAGATACCACCAAGTTGACGTTCAATGCTCTGGGTGACCAGCCGGATCTCTTCGGCAGTCACACGCTCGGCATTCCTGATACTGGCTTCAGTCAAAAGGAAAGCATAAGACAGGCGCTCATTGATCTGGCCCATGGTCTGAAGAGCCACAGAAAGATCTGCCGCCTTGTTGACCTGAAGAACCGTAACATCGGCAGCGTTGCCCTCAATAATCGCACCATTAGAACTCTGGGCCAACTTCTTGGGACGGGTAGTGCCAACCGGATTCACCATAAAGAGCACCTTGGCCGAAGCCGCCGCAGCCTCCACAATGCTCTTGGACAGACTCTCCAGAGACACCAGATCTCCGTAGTACTGTTCCACATACCCACGGCCATAATCCTCTCCATCAACCCGATGCATACGCAGGGGGATGAAAGGACTGCGCTCAATAGGATAAGTCGAGAGGCTATCGGGCAGCATAATTCCGCCAATTTCCTGATAGACCTCTACCTTATCGTCTCCAATAAAATGACAACAAGTGTACAACTCAACGGTATCTTCGTGGTTGCACATGCAAGTTTTGGCAATAGCCGCAGCATCTGGCGGAAGAACAGCGGGGGCAACATTCTCCTTAATCACAATCTTACGAGGATTACCCATTGGATCCCGCTTAACAACATAGCGGTCAAGGCGAATAACCCGCATAGGACCATTATCAGGAAAATAAAGCAAAACATTGCCAGCCACAATTAGTTGCTTCAGGGCTTCAAACAAAGCAACGCGAATGCTCTGGCCTTCAATGTCCTTCATCACAAGCCGTTCCATCTCTGACAGGCTTTGTTCCGCTTCTGAGCGAGCCCGAGTGGACATCGCGTCTAGATTTCGCGCTGCCTTGGGGTCAATGACGAAGCGAAAGAAAGGCGCATTGGGAGGAAGTAGGCTAAGAAGAAGAGCCGATGCAAGATTATTTACGCCCCGAGCCCCAACACTTTGATAAGGAGTAGCAAACTTTTGTGCAGTTTGGTTTCCTTCGTCTGGAATGAGGTGAGGAAGAGTCAATCGGGAACAGTCTCTGGCTCGCTCCAGATATGAAAATCTGTTGGTTTCTAGAGCCAGATAAAGCGACTTTCCCGTGTCTGGCATTGATTAGGCTCCCGGAATGTTAGTACCAGCGGATCCACCGAACTGAATCGTCATACCACGCTTACCCCGACGCTTGATCGTAGCCGCATCCATACCAGCAGGCATATCCGGAGAACCCTTTGCCGGACCACCCTGCCTCTGCGGTTCCGCTGAAATGTTTGCAATAGCAGGGGCGGAGGGGAGCATAACTGGAGCGGGAGGTGGGGGAGGAGACGGCATCTTTGGTGCGATACACATATAAAAAACCTTATTATGGAAGTTTAACTTCTACTTAGTTTATTGTCGTCTTGATCTTCAAAAACACGGATCAAGTATCGAACAACAGAACGCTGACCTGCCTTATAAAAAATGGCGTCAATCTGTTCGCCAAGGTCAGGGCATCTTTCTGGGAAGAGTTGATCAATGTACCGAAGAACTTCGATTGGAATTCTCGGAACAGGAACAAAAGCCTCCTTAGAAAGGTTTGAATTATCCATTGTTCTTTTGACTCTGGGTATAGGTATACAGGATTACAGCGTAATTGATGATGTCCAGCACGGTATCCCGAAGAGCCTCATCCTTGACCTTGAACTCCCCGGTCGTGATGAAGGTGGACAGGCGGGACATCTTATCGGTCAGACGCACCATGATCCCAGCCTCAGTCTTGCAGATACCCATGGCTTCGCACCGGGTAAAGTTGAGGAAGGGATGCGTGTCGTCCTTGCCACCGCTGTAATCGTGGTTCTTACGCTCCGAGAGGCCCCGGGCCTCATCGCAGAGTTCCTTGTGCATAGCCAGAAGACGGGCGCGATTCATGGGGTCCAAAGCAGTACCTCCTGTTTAATCCAGTCGTATTCACCGTGACGAAGAATCCTAGCGCAACGAGCCTGCGTTAGGGCGTAGTCCTCAGTATACCCTGAAGTCTCGTAAGCAGTTTTAACTTCTGCCCAAGTACCTTCCTTCAGGATCTTGTTGGCTGTAACCGGGCCCACTCCCTCAAGACCGGGGTAGCCGTCTGTCTTATCCCCAGTCAAGGTCTGCATAAGCCAGTTACGGTCTGCCTGCTCCTTGGTAATCAGCCGTGGCTCCTCATCCTTATCAGGATTCCAAAGCAGGCCGGGAATGCAATTGAGATCTTTATCCGAAGACACAATAATAGGATTTCGATAAATGCCTTCGGTCGAGAGGATTCCGATGATGTCGTCGCCTTCAAGGGTTGGTTCCTCCTTGACAATATGGTACTGGCCCATTAGTTCCTTGACCGAACGGTATCCGCAGGGCTTTCGGCAAGACTTTCGATGAGCCTTGTACTGGGGGTAGACAATTTTCCTAAAGTTGTTCTTACCGCTGAATCCGATGACCACGATCTCTGCGTCCAACTTCTTGGACCAAGTAGAAATGGTGTCCTCGCACATAGCCTTGGCTTCGTTGATGTTCGCAAAGGCCACATCAAGGTCGTCATCAAACCGGGCCACATACTCACAAACTGAGCAGATGGAGTAGATAAGAATGTCCCCGTCGATCAGTAGAGTGTGCATTACTCTTCCTCCACATGGGCATCCGCTGCCCGACGAAGAACCTCAATGAGCCCATAGGTTCCATGCAGGGGGCCCTTGATGTTGATCGTATAGTTGTCAATGTGCTTGGTGCTCACGGTAAAACCGATGAACATCATCTCGTCAAATCGACGCTTCAGTTCGTGCAGGAGTTCCTGCGTTTCCATGAATTCAATTGGTGTAGACATGTTTTAGCCTCTTAAGGTTACGCAAGTGGCGTAATCTGTCCTTCTTATAAGGACACTTAACTGCCTTCAAAAGAGCCACAATTTGCTGATACTTGATTACCGTGTACGGAGTGACATCTCCGAGAAACTTGATGGCTTTCTTGCCACAGGCCGTCCAGACAAAAACATCGTCACCTTTAAGCCTGATGGACCCGCCCCACTTAGCGGCAACACGAAGCAGGACACCGTAGTGCTTGTTCGTGATTTCAATGGATGGCGTCCGGTTCCAACGGATACAGCCCTCACCATCAAGGAGCCCAGCCGTGTATGCGTTCAATGTGTTTCTGCCCAGTTGTCCCCCACGCGGAATTCTCCGTCGAGTGGACACCTGAAGCCGTAGTTTTGGCCTGCTTCTCGAATCGCGCATACCACTATGTTACCGACAATCTCCGCTTGACCGGGGGAAACCATGAATTGATACTCATCGTGGATGGAAGCGACTTGTTCCACATGCAGAGCCTGTGCTCGGAACTTCATATGCGCCAACACACAAGCCTGCTTCATCACCACCGCACCAGCAGACTGAAGCAGAGTGTTCAGGGCCGCGTGTTCTGAGCGGGGATACAGCGGTCTAGAGTCTAGACCACGAAGCCAACCCCGGGTTCCGATTAGCGTAGCGACATCTTCCTTGAGCCGCGTATAAGCCGGAACCTTGGCCTCGAAGTTGGCCCGAGCCCGCTTACCACGCTTGTTGTCCCCGCCCAACACAAGGCCCAACTTGTCGTTACCAGCACCATAGATGAGCGCGTAGATTGCTCCCTTGGCCTGATTACGAGCCGCCTTGTGCTCCGGGTTGCTCTTGTCCTGCTTGACATCGCCAATGAGGCCGAATGCCTTGGCATTTTCCCAATGGATATCGCCATCAAGAATAGCCTTGGAATATTCGCCATCGTCATACTTGCCAAGGTAATGAGCCAAGCACCGGAGTTCCAGACCAGATGCGTCCACGCCGACCAACTTCAATCCGGGCGCGGGAACAAACAGGCGGCGATACTCGGCCTTGGACGGAACCTGAGCCATGTTGGGACGGCTATGGGTGCAGCGGCCAGTAATGGCTCCGTTGGTGTTGACCCGACCATGGAGTCTACCATCAGAACCCACGGCCTTCAGCCAAGCCTCGTCGCCATCCGCCAGTTGCCCAAGGTGCTTGAGGGTAGTCAGGTACTGGTTCAGCAGTTTCGCCTCAGGCCAGTCCAGAGTCGAGAGCACAGCCTCATCCACCCGAGGTCGCCCATCTGGAGTGAACTCCTGCGGCTGCCAGTTGTACTTCTGCATCAGACGCTCGGCAATTTGAAGGCGGCTTCCGGGATTGAACGGCTCGACCTTGGTCTTCAGGGGCTTGCCTGTCTTCTCGCTGACCCGCTCAGTAACCTTCGGCGGGAACACAACCTGAAGTTGCTGCTCAATGTCGATCATGTTCTTACGCAGTTCGGCATGGAGTTTCTCGGCAGCACGGATATCGAATGGGAATCCTGTGCGCTCCTGCTCTCGGATGATGGCTGCAAACTGATGCTCCAGATCAAGCGCAGTCTGGGCCACAGGCATGGCGGAGTGGTTACGAAGATGGGCCTCCAGAGCAATCACGACATTCACATCCTGCTTGCAATACTCCCGCAGTTCAGCAGAGTCCATGTCAAAGGACGGGGCCTCCTGCTTCTCCACGCCAAGCCGATATCCCCAAGCCTTCAGCGAGTGCGATCCCACCATGTCCTTGGGGAAGTTGGGAGTCTGAAAGTCCACCTCTCGCTGGTTGGCATGGAGCAGCCGTGCGGCGATTAGTGTGTCAAACACCGCATCCTCGCGGTACTTGAACATGGGGTACAACTTCTTCAGGGCAGGAAGATCAAACCCTTGAATGTTGTGTCCGATGATTTTGGTGGCCCCATTCAGAGTGGACAGACCATCTCGAATATCCACGATCTCTGGCTTGGCCCCATTGATTGACAAGGCCATGCACTTGACATCCTTGAGATCTGTGAAGTGGGTCCAGTCGTTGAGTGGGTTTGTTTCAATGTCAAAGTAAACTTTCATGGCGTTCTCCTTCTGCTCGGTCTTCTCGGAAATGATACCTCAGTCTTGAGATGGCCGCATCATGGCATCTCTTCGCCTGCTCTGGTGTCAACTGGTCATGGGGGTTGGCTATGTTGTACTCATCGGCAATTGCCTGCCAACACTTCCGTGTGTAGGGGTCAATTGGTTTGTACTCCCGTTGCTTGCGCTCATACCCATGGTGGATGATCTGCGATACAAGTTGTGGACTGATGTCATACTGACGGGCAATGTCCACTTTCTTCATCGCAGTCTTCGCTAATGATCGGATCTCCTCTACCTGCTGCTCCGACAGTTTTCTAGGCTTCACGACAGAACTCCGACAATGCACTCCATGACTCTGGGAAAATACGGTTGGCTTCTTCGCTAATCCGCACAGCCACCTCGCGTGTCTCGCGTTGAGCATAACTGGTGGTGCGCTGGCTGACAACCCTGAAGAAGGCGTACATGGAACCAGTCCAGATCCACATCGTGATCATGCCCTGCGGCAAGACTGCACGGGCCTGCTCTGGGCACACACCTTCAGCCAGCAGATTGTTGTAGGTGCGTACAGCCAGAGCGGTGGCATATGAGTAGTCGCTGATGCAACGCTCGTTCTCCACCATCTCTTCGCTGCTGCCCTGCTTGACTGACGCAGCCGACTTGCGGAATCCATCTGGAGTCCAGACTGCGGGTTCGTAGTTGACATATCGACGGCTGACCTCATTCCATGTAAGGCCCACCTGATGCTTTGCCAGTTGGCGAGCAACAAAAATTGGGGCTTCAATGCGGAAGGAAAGACAGGTATGAGCAAAGGGGGACCAATGTCCATGCCTCGCCAAGTATCGAATCAAGTGTCCATTCTGCTGATCGGAGTAGTGCATCGCGTCCTTGTCAAAAGAAACACGAGCAGCATTCACAACAGAATCATCATCGCCCATGTAATTGATTAGTTCAACAGTCATTGTGTCTCCTTGAAGCAGTTCCATCCGCGTTCTCGCGCAATGGCATCAACACTCATTCTACCACCACGCGACAACCAAATTTCGTCGCACAGCAACTTCCTCGCCTCGTCGCGCTCGGCACGCACTTGTGCGATGTCTCGTTCGGCCTTCTGCATGGCCTGTCGCCAAGCCTCGATTTCATCCATCATCGTGCTGATCTGCTCGGCGGCCTCGGCCCGCTGCTGGTTCGCCATCTCGCCCATCCCCTCCCACGGGATACGCAAAGACTCCACCTGATTTCTGCGGCACTCCCACTTGAATGCGTCGTGGCTTGCTGGGTCGTCGCTCATCTGTGTTCCTTTTTCAAATTTCATCGTTGATCTCCATTTCAAATTCATGCAGACGGCCTGCTTCCTTGCAGTAGCGCAGCATTCCAGCCATCCCGGTATCTCCGGTGAATCGATTCTTAAGTACGCGCAAAGCCAGTTCGTTGGGGTTCTCTCCCTGCTGGTTTCGCTCCAGACCAATGACGGCATCCGCCAACTGGGCAATGGAGTGAGATCCTCGAAGTTGGGCCAGACTGGTCGTAGCCCCCTCCTCGTGCCCACGATCCCCATCAGGACGACGAAGATGCGACACCACGAACATCGCTGCCTGTGTCTCCTCCACCAGACTACGGAGCGAGGTCATGGCATTGTCAATAAGTCTGCGCTCATCGCCATCGCCAAGGCCCGATACCACGATGCTAAGATGGTCAAGGAAGATGTACTCACACCCACACGACTTAATCATGTACCTCGTTCGGGCCAGCAAGTTCTCCGGATCGACTGAACCGAAGTGGTCGAACAGCACCACCTTGGCTACCGTCGCATCAAAGGCTTCACGCTTCTGCTCATCCTTGATGCCACGCTCATCCCAGAAATACGGAGGAGTGTTAAGATGGATGCCCATAAGGTTCCTAGCAGTCCGCTTGACACTCTCTTCGAGCATCAAGAGGCCGACCTTCTTGCCGCTACGAATCAAGTGGCAGATCATCTCACGGCACACCGAAGACTTGCCAATACCCGTACCCGAAGTCAGGACAACAAGTTCGCCCTTTCGGATACCGAGCAACTTCTCATTCAGGGCAGTCCATGGGTATGGTGTGGAGTCGTTCGTGTCGTCCTCGTTGACGGTGTCCCACAAGTCCGTACCCAAGACCACACCGTCTGGCCTGTAAGCCTTGGCCCCATAGACGGCATCGATCACCCGCTTGCCCTCGCCTGCGGTGTGAGCCTCGTTGGCATCCTTGAAGCCCACGATGGTTCCGATCTTGGCCTTGCCCGGGGTAAGCAGCATGGCGCACTCACGAGCAGCCTTGCGCCCCGGCTCGTCATCGTCAAACATGATCACGACAGAGTCAAACTTCTCCAGCCACTCCAGATTCGACTGGAAAGACTTCAGGGCAGCGGCGGCTCCATTGGGAACGCTGACGACAGGCCACTTGTTGCCAAACAGTTGGCTGACCGTCAGGGCATCAATCTCGCCCTCCGTCACCGTAACCATGCGGCCTCCATCACGCCACAGGTGCATTCCATACAGGGGTAGAGCCTTGCTGTCCCCCAGCGTCAGGAAATCCTTGGAAGGGAAGCGCAACTTCTGAGCGACCACCTCTCCATCCTTGATGTACTGGGCAACATGGACCGTCTGACCGCTGTAGTCTCCGATGCCGTACTGCCAGAAGCGACAAGTGTCCTCGCTGATTCCGCGCTTCTTCAGGGCAGCAAAGTCAACATCGATCATGGCTGACGAAGTCCGAGTAACCTCCGGCAGAGGCTCTCCATCCCCCATCTCGTAATACTTGCAGCCAAAGCAATAACCGTGTCCATCGGTGTATCTTGCCAGATTATCCCGACTGCCGCACTTAGGGCATGGCTCGTGTTGAACGAACTCCGATTCTTTGTGGTTCATGGTGATGTTCTTCCCATTCGATTTCGATTCGAGGATTGTCGCTGTAGCACTTACGGGCTTCAATCCACATGATTTGGACATCGTCCTCCCACGCCCATCCATTGAGCGAGTCGAGGATCGACTTGATGTGATTGTCGATGTCGCCTACAGGCCACACATTCGATGGCTTCTTAGGCGAGCGACAAAAGAAAGTAATGTTTACTTTAAGAGGCCCCGAGAGAGGGCAGCCCTTAGGCTTTTTCATGGCACTAAGGGCTGCCTTTGCCTCTCGGCGGAACTTCTCATAGGTCTTTCCATAGTATGCAAATCCTCTGCGAGAAACTCGCGGACGACTTGCAGGCACAGGATCAACCCAGATGACTGCCCTCATCAGAAGTCAGAGCCATCCTCAGAAGTTTCGCTGGCCTGCTCCGACTCCGTCTGGGCCACGAAACCCTTGGGATCAGCCTTGAACCCGTAGGCATCGAAGTTACCACCCGGAGTGTACTCACGCAGTTCCAGAATCTGCACGGCCTTCATGCGGAGGCTCACGCCAGCCCCAACCATAGCCGTGAAGAACGGAACCACCTCGAACGCCACCTTGATCCGGCTACCGGAGCCGATGTTCGGCGGCGTGTTGATCGCGTGACCAGCCGAGTCGAACAGCGCGGGCTTCTGCTCCCACGACTTCTCCTCGTTGCCAGCCTTGGCCTTCAACTTGAACTTGATGCGGACCTTTCCATCCTCAGTCTCCTTGATGGGAATGTCCGACCGCTTCAACTTCTTGCCGCCCTTGGACTCGCAAGTGGCAGAGTAAGCCTCATCCGCCACCTTCTTCAGCGTAGCGATGAACTCCTTGGTTTCCTTGGCATCCGGCTCCAGTTCCAGATCCACGCTGTACACACCGTCCTTGTCGAACTTGGTGTCAGGCTGGGTAAGGCGGGGATAGATGGCCGTACCGAGGGGCGAGGTAATGCGGATGAACTTCTTCTTGGTAGCACTCATGTGATACTCTCCTTTGAGTATAGACTCTAGACTAGTTGAAATAGTAGTCAGAGTCGCGAACTTGTGTGATGTCCAGAGAACCGTACTCTGGGACTTCAGGCATACTAACTGACGAAGGCAGCATTGTCAAGACCCCCTGCCGGAACTCCTGAAGCAGGTCGCGGCTGAAAATATCGACTGTAGCCTGTCGGACACACGAAGCCGTCATCATATAGTCTCCAGACAGACACAGGATCTGATCGTGGACAGAGCCAAGATGGTTGATCCCATTGGCGGCACAGAGATTGATGGTGTGTCCAAGCAGTCCACCAAAGCCATCCAGCGAGTGAATGTAGTTGGCAGGACCACCGTTCAAAGCCTTGCGCTTGCTCTGGGTTCCGTTCTCTTCTCGGATCGACAGCACCTTGGCCTTGGCTCCGATACGAGTAGATACCGTAACCACATCATAATTTTCGTAACGCATGCGAACGGGGAATCCGATGGGAGTCATCCAGTACGGAGTCACATCGTTGTCGATCAGCACAGCCATGCATCCACGGATAAAGTCCATGCCACGCTTGGCCGAGCCGACTACATCATCAATGGATTCCCAGATGATTTTGCCGAGGAAAGCCACGGGCTTGTAGAACTCCAGACCAAACGGGTTCTCTCCGGTCTTCCGCATCTTGTCCTCAAGCCATTCACGGGTGTAGCCGATGCATGAGTGCATGGTCAATCCGTATGGCAGAGTCATGGTCTGACGCTTGGTCGTAGTGCGGTCAATACCAAAGCGCAGAAGATCCTTAGCCATGGGATCCTCGCTATTCTGAAGTCGGCGGATGACGCTGTTGGCAACAAACTGATATGGATCAGACGGACGATCCGAAGGGGTCACATTGGTCGCCACGGCTGCCACAGGATCGCGAAGCAGCATTGAATAGATCTGAAGCCCCTGCGTGGTCGCGTCCATGGCAATAGGTAGGCTGCTAACGAAACCCTTGCCTGTACGCCAGAGACCAGCAATTTCCCGGCAGGCGGCAACAAATGCGAACGGCTCGTCAGCCTCCAGCCACATGCGGTTCGACCACGGATCGATGGCAATTTGTTCAATCGTCCTACGGTTTTCCTCCACCCACCGAACACGATCCTTGATGGTTTCCTTGTCAAGTCCGAACTTGTTTGCCGTGTGAACATAGAGCGGAAATTGATCGGAATCAGAGTTGATGTGCTTGCCGTCAATGAAACGGAGCATTGCCTTGGCATACGATACTCCCTGAGGATGGAGGAACAGGGGCAGCGGATAGCCACGGCCACGGAAGTCCAGTTGATGCGGGAACCAGATGCGCGGATGCTCGGCCATCTTCTCGGCAACAAACAAAGCCTTCAGGGTAAGCAGCCGCTGCGATTCATAGGACTCGTTCAGGAAGTGGACCTTGGCAGCAGCCTTGCGCCAGTTCCGACGAGCCTCTTGATTCGTGTCAATATCGACAGGCTTGGTGGGCAGCGGCTCATCGATTGATGGCGGAAGGCTGTCTACCGTTAGCCCCTCCTTCCAACACTCACGGACGAGGGACATGATGTACTGATCAACAGTCCATGGAGTATTTTGGACAAAGTTGACCGCGTCGTAGACGGCGGGTGATAGTGAAGATGATAGTGATTGCTGATACGCCTTGGACCGACTCTTGACCAGAGGCCGAGGCTTCCACTCCATCGACGAATATCCGCCAATCCATGGATTATTCCACTCTAGCGGACGCTCAATGGTGGGCAAGAACATTGGTTCAAGCGTTTCGTGATACTCATGGCAGTCCTTGATCCACTTCTTGATGTCCTTGGACGGCTGGATCACACAGTAACGGCGGCCCCGGGCATTCAACTTGGTAACGATGTCGATGATCCCCGTGCGCTGGGACAACATCTCAATGCAGAGAAGGCCAACAGCCAGAGCATCGGCCTTGGTCCAACGCTTGGTGACCAGATCGACAGCCTTGGCGGCATCTCGGGCAAACCGACGCTTGAACTTCTGGCCTACACTTTTGAAAGTCTTCTTCTGAATAGTCTTCAGGAAGTCCGGGTTGTTTTCGGCCAGATCTTGCAGCAGGACTTCGTCCTCAATGGCCCGCCCAACAGCGATGCAGGTTCCGGTGAGCATGCGCTCCTGCGACAGGGCATCGATCACGACCTTGGCAGCGATGACGGCAGTCTTTTCGGGCTCAATCTGGCTGAGGTAGGACAGACATCGGTGACGACGACCGGGACTGATGGAAGCCTTGGCAAGCCACGACTCCAACTCCTTTGCCAGTTCGGTGGTGCACCGATTGAGCATCATCCGGCCCGGAATGGTGTTGCTTTCTGCTGCCAGTTTGCTGGCCTTGTCACGGCGATTATGGTATCGCTGACGGCCAAGTTCCAGCATTTCCTTGTCGAGTTTGTTTTGGCGCATAGATATTAGTATAGAGTCTAGACTTTAGAACGACATATAAAAACCCCTCATATGCAAAATATTGCACATGAGGGGCTCGAAAGGAGAACACCGATGAACACGGTGCTTCCCGGAGTATATGTCTACAGATTAGACCAGTTCGTAAGTCTGCTTGAACGCCTTCTCGAAAGCCAGAACGCGGCGCGGACGAACGATGGGGTTGAAGTCCTTGGCAAGATGGGTGTACGCCGCGTGGACATTGTAGAGACACCACTTGTCAGTCTCGTACATGAACGACGGATCGACCGCCTCGTTGTAGAAGTCCAGCATGCTGGCCTTGGGCAGGATGTCCTGCTGGGCCAGACGCACCGTGAACGCGGCCAGACGATCTGCATCGGTGTAGTTCCGGCGGATCGACTCGTAGAACTCCCCAGCCCGGGCCACCTCGTTGCCGAAGGCGTTGACCGAACGATTGATCAGTTCGGGCAGACGCTCCCAGACATTGGTGGTGTGCTTGGTACGAAGGATGTGATCAGCCACGACCATGCCGTTGCTGCACACAAAAACCTTGCCACCAAAGACCAGTCGCACAGCCTTGGACTTGTCGTAAGAGTTGATGACGGCAACCGACCAGTTCATGCGCTGGGTTTCAGGCATGGACGGACTGCCAACCTCCGCTTCGATGTCCACCTGACTGATGAAGATGGGCTTCTTGCGGTGGATCTGGTGCGACTCCGTGCCCAACCGATAGCCGTTGCCGTAGAAGGCCCGCTTGACCTCATCGAAGAGTGCCGCCTGATGCACAGGCTGGTACGAGTCCGTCGATGCAGGCAGGGGGTACTTCGTGATGTCCGTCATAGTTTGCCAAGTGTTTCGTGCCATGTGTGTCTCCTTGTCTAGAGTCTAGACTGTTGTGTGAGGCGGATGCTTCAGAGCAATCTTGAGGAAACGATCCTCATCTGCGGTAACCCATAGGTGGTAGTTGTCTACCCGCCAAAGTGCGAGTGACGCAAGGTTATATGACCTGATCAGGTCGCCCTGCATCCAACCCGTGTGAGCAGAATTGATTGTGTCCGAAAGCAAACACGAGTGTCGATGAAACGGTATCTCCATGTGTGTATATTACATCACAATTTGATTTTGTCAATCGTGGATATCGACGCTCTTGTTGCTGATGTGCAACCAACCCGGACGGGTACGCTCCTCATCGATCCAAGCGGAGATACTGAACTCCTTGCCAGTTTCCTCGTTGACCATGAGTAGCACGACGGCGAACTCTCCGGGATTCAAGTTGTCTTCGGCAATGCCGATTCCCTTGACTCTGGCGTCCTTGAGAACGATAGCCCGGTTGAACTGGTAGGTAGCCCCTGCTGGGGTATCACGATCTGGTGTCTTGCCGATCCACATGGTGGACTCCTTTCAAAAAGAAAGCGCGTGATTTTAACCCGAGGTATACGCGCCCCACCTCGACCTGAAAGGATCAGACGGAGGCTGGCTTCATGCGGTTCAGTATGTAATTGAACGCAGCCTCAAAGAAGTCATTGCGGAACTCAGGATTGTTGCGGAACTCTTCCACGATGAACTTGGCGAGTTTGCCGTGCTCACGGGATTCACCGATCTCCTCCTTGTCGATCTCGTAGGCCAGCGTAGTGTAGTCGATCTCGCTGGACAGTTCACGAGCCACATCTGAAAGATCGATCTTGCCCGCAACATCTTCGGCAAGGTCGGAAACATCAATGTGTTCCGCAACCGACGCGACATCGATGTGAGAAGCAACATCCTCAACATCCATGTCATTGGCGACATCTCGGGTACTGACATTGGCCGCGATGTCCTCCGCACAGAACTGATCCGCAAGGTGGCTGTAACTGATCTCCTCGTGGATCTCGGCGTAGTCGATCTCTTCGGCCAGTTGCTTGTAGTCGATCCGAGGATCGTTCAACGAGATGCCCGGAAGCATAGGCCCAGCGTTGACTTGGAACTTGTTCTGAAGAGACTGGATGGCTTCCGCAGAGAGCGTGATGGTGAGGTCCATGGTGGACTCCTTTCGGTTATTCTAGAGTCTAGAACGGTGATGTGGTTTGTTGGAAGACACGATGTCCCCAACACAAGCATAGTATCAGACAACCCTGATCTGTCAATAGTTGTTCACCACGAAGGCTGAACCACGATTGATCTTACCCTTGGCACGAAGACCCACAATGCATCCCGAGGGATCATTGATCCGAAGATCGTGAGAGTCTCCGTCGATGACGGGCCAGTCCTTGTAAAACTCGGGCAGAGGATCGCCCTTGTTCACATTGAACACAGCCGCCACCTTGCCACGACGCTGCAAGTACTGCTCGCACTCGTCCCAGTTGTGACCGGAGAACGAAAGCGTGAGGTCAAGAATGAACTCCCGGCGTGGATTATCCATCAGGTCCATGCAACGCTTGAATGACTTTGTGTAGTCGTAGTTGCGCCACGAGAACCAGTAGATCTCCGGTGCGATGTGCTCCCACGGGATATCCGAGAGCACATTGGATCGAAAGGCGAATGATGGACCATGCTTGGTCAGAGCAGCCGCCAACTCCGCATACAACTGGCGGAAGAAGTCATACGGGTGGTCCATGAGATACCGGGTCTTCTGAATCCGGGCCTCCCGAACATTGGAGAACTTGGACCGACCCGAGGTGATGCCGAGACATGCAGCCTCACACTCCGGGCTACGCCATGGGCAGAGTTGATACCCCGAGGACCCAGCCGGAGCCAGCGTCAGGCCATAGATCGGGATCGACCCCTTCGCCAACTTGGTATTGGCCCCCGGCTCCGTCAGCAGTTTGGCCGTACGAACACGCAGCCAGTCAGCCTTGCAGCAATGATCCTTGAAAGCGTCGTAAGCCACACCCTTGATGTAGGCCCAGTTTGGAGCGACGGCTGGCGTGTTGTTGATGACTTCGAGTTGCATGGTGTTTCCTTTCGAGTTCGTTCTAGAGTTTAGAACGGATTGGATTTGATGGGCAGACCCTCTGCCTACAAGTAAAAAGTATCAGACAAACATCAGTTGTCAACCTCTGCACGAAGCAGACAAACCTTGATGTCATCCAGTTCCGCGATGATCTCCTTGAGAGTTTCCTCGTGGGTGATGTGCGAAATGGACTTGGACAGAAGATCCAGCAGACGGTGAATCATTTCGTTGGGACACATGGGTGTTCTCCTTAATCGGTGGTGCTGATGTACAGGGCAAGCGGAATGCCCACAAGAACGAGTAGCGCAGCCAGCAGTTCAAACATTGATGTTCTCCTGTTCTAGAGTTTAGAATCAGTCGATCCGGTGACCTTGGCGGCAGTCCGCACAGACCCCATGGACCACGGAAGCATCCTCATAGCCACAGATCTCGCAGATGCCATCCTGCGGCTCCTCGTGCTGGGCCACGCCACGGTCCTCGCACCACAAATGGGCCTTGATACGCTCCCGGGCATCACGAACACGGTATTCAACTGACTTGCACATGACTGGTTCCTTTCGAGTTTGTTCTAGAGTCTAGAACGGATTGGACTGGGAGCAGACGATCTGCCCCACAACTGAAGACTACCAGACCACCCTACTTTGTCAAGGGGTTACTTTTGGTCTACACATTGGAGCACATGTATATTGACCTAGGTTGATACTTGTAGTTAGTACTTCTTTTAGTCTATATTTAAGGACTATAGGGGCAACTAAAGTTTAGACTTAAGTATAGACTCTAGACTGACCTAGCAGATTACATCTAGGGTTGGAACATGATGCGTCAGATTTGAGTTGGAAACTGACGGAACTGATGCTGAAACTAACGACTTGGATGTCTTTTTGGTGGGGCCGACGACGACTGATGACAGTAAATGATGATAGCGGCTGGAAAAAATTTGCATGAAAAAACCCCGACCCACCTTTCGGTGAGCCGGGGTCGTGGTCTAGAGTCTAGAACGGGTCAGGCCTTGGCCGCTTCGGCCTTTTGGCGTGCCTTTTCCATGGCATCCACACGGACCGCCGCGCGCTTGAGCAGGTCGATGGCCACCAGCAGATCTTCGCCAGACTCCGCAATCGCAACCTTGGCCAACTTGGACACGCTGGCCTCGATCTTTTGGGCGGGGTCCGTCGGCTCTTCAGGCTTCACGGCGTCCCGACAGGCCTTCAGCCGATCCGTTCCCGTCTGGATCGACTCCTCTGCCAACTTGGCGAAGGTGCGGATGGCAGAGGCTTGCGCCGTGGCATCGCCACGATTCTGGCGCTTGGCCTTCGCCACCATCACCCGAAGGCCTTCCATCGGGAGTGAATCGGCGCGCTCCGTGCCCAGCACCGTATACCCCTGCCCGACTTCCGCCAGATAGTACGCCGTAGACTTGGCGATGCCGATGGACGACAAGTGTCGGACCACCCACTCCCCCAGCGTCAGACCGTAGGCGGCAGGTACTCCGGCCTCCTGCACGGCACGGATGGCGACAGCCGCGTCACGCTTCGAGGATTCGACGGACCGCGCGGCACGAACTACTGCATCGACCGCCGACATCTGCACCGGATCCAGCACCACGGTATCGATGGGTGCAGACTTGGGTGCAGCAGGAGCGGGAGCGGCGAGAACGGCGGGAGTCTTTTTCGTAGCCTTCATGTTTCGATCCTTTCAGAG